GGTATTACCAGCCGGTCGCAAACGCCAACGGCCTGAATCAGATCATCGAGATCTTCCGACGTTTTGCGGATGAGACGACATCACTGCCGTCCTACACTCATGGCGAGCAAACGAAGAGCTTGAACAAGACGGCGACGGGTATCTCAATGCTGATGGGAGCGGCTAACGTAGCGCTCAAAAGCACCATCAAAAACATTGACGATTTCCTTATACGCCCTATGATTGAAAGTCTGTTCCACTTCAATATGGAGTTCGGAACAAATGAGCGAGCAAAGGGCGATCTCAAGATCGTCGCTCGCGGTAGCACCGCACTTGTGCAGAAAGAAGTGCAGAGCCAGCGACTACTTCAATTCCTCTCGCTGGTTTCAAACCCCATGGACTCTCAGCTAGTTGATCGAGGCAAGCTCCTGCGTGACATCGCGCAGAGCATGGACATCGATCCTGCTGACGTTATCAAGTCTGAGGAACAGCTAATTGCCGAACAACAAGCGTTACTACAGCAACAGCAAATGCTCGCCGCGTCAGGCGCGGGCGGTCAAGGTGCTAACCCTGACGGAGGAATGGCCCCTCCTGATGGAGTTGCTGGCTGAGCGACTAGCTGACGCCCAGACAAAATTAGAGTCTGCGGGGAAAGATAATTTTAGGTTTGAGCAGGGTCGTGTGGCTGAGCTACGCGAAATGCTTGAGCTAGAACAAGCCGCTGAAGCGGTTATCGAAGCTGAGCGGGCCATGAAGATACGGCCTCCTAGCATCGACTGACGGACACCCCTAACAGGAACCGGAAGATGAAAGTAGATCCAGCAAAACTTGAAGCGGAAGCACAGGAGTTAATAGCTCAATACAAAGGTGAAGTTCCGGCCCCTCAAGAAGAGGAAACGCCAGAGGAAGTTGAACCGGAGGTTGAGGCACAGGCACCCGAAGAGCCAGCGGAAACTGCCGAAGAACCTGTGGAGGCTCCCGTCGAGGATGAGCGCGGCGAATTGTCCGAGACGGAGTTAGCTCTGAAAAAGGCTGACGAACGCTACAAGAATGCGCAAAGGAAGATGACTCAGGCGACCACTGAGGCTAAAGAACTGCGACGTTTGCACGAGCAGACAATGGCCGAGTTAGGTGAACTGAAGCGTCAGCTTGCAGAGAAAGACGTCGATTTGGAGAAGTTGAAGCAGGTCAGGGAAGAGTACCCAGACTTAGCGGCACCAATTCTGGATCAGATGGAAAGGACGCAAGCACAAGTTGCCGAGACCAATGCCGAGCTAGAACAACTCCGGCAGATGCGAGAGCAAGAGGCTTTAGCCCAAGCGCAAGATGCGCACATGGCTCGCATTAGGGAAGCGCACCCCGATGTGGACGACATCGTTCAGACGGGAGACTGGGCTGACTGGCTGGAGGTGCAGGACGCAAATGTTCAGAGTTGGATCGAATCCGGCTCATCGAACGATGTGAATGCGGCCTTGTACAAGTTCAAGAGCGACATGGGAATCGGTCAACCGACGCCGCAAGAGCGGGCACTGGAGAAGGCGAAAGCGGCGGCAGAGCCAAAGCTCCCTAAATCCAGAAAGCCCGATACTGGTGCCGGACAAAAGGTCTGGTCTGCGGCTGACATCAAGCGGATGTCGCTTCAAGACTTTGAGGCGAATCAAGACGCACTGATGGACGCATGGAGGCAAGGCCAAATCCGGCGTTAATACAACTCTTGCATAGAGGTAATTAACGATGGCTATTGGTGCATCTGGCTCTGGCGCGGCGTTTACTTACGCGGCCAACCAAGGCGGCTTCATTCCAGAAGTCTTTTCAAAACTGTTGCAGGCTAAGTTCTACAGTTCATCTGTACTTCCTGCTATTTCTAACACTGACTACGAAGGCGAGATCTCTGGTCAGGGCGACAAGGTTCACATCCGAACCGTGCCCGCAGTAACAGTTGCCGACTACACTGGTTCAATCAGCTACGCTGATCTGACTACCAGCACGGTCGAGCTTCTGATCGATCAGGCTAAGAGCTATGCGTTCAAGATCGACGACGTTCTGTCTGCACAGGGCGACATCGATATGCTGGCAGAGGCTTCTAAGGACGCCGCTGAGTCTATGCGTATCGCAGTCGAGACTGACGTTCTGGCTAACGTCGTAACCGGCGCAACCACTATCGGTTCGCAGACTACGATCACGTCAAGCAACATCCTGTCTAGCATCCTCGACATTGCTAAGGAACTGGACGAGTTGAACATCCCTGAAGAGGGTCGCTTCATCGTTCTGCCTCCCAGCATGATCTCTCTGCTCAAGCAGAGCGAACTGCGTCAGGCGTACTTGACTGGTGATGGCACCTCGCCTCTCCGTAACGGTCAGGTGGGTCAGGTAGACCGCTTCACGGTTTATCAGAGCAACCTGCTCTACACGCCCACCACTGGTACTGATGCTACCTACACCCACGTTCTCGCGGGTCATCCGAAGGCAATCACGTTCGCTTCTCAGTTCACTAACACTGAGACCGTTCGTCTTGAGAGCACCTTCGGCGACGGCGTTCGCGGTCTGAAGGTCTACGGTCGCAAGGTCGTAACTCCAGACTGCCTCGCTGTAGGTAAGTGGAAGGTCTAAGGACTGAGTTGGGGGAGGTTTTCCTCCCCCTTTTCACTTTAAGGAGAGGAAAGTGGAAGACACAAAGACCGAGAAAGACGACCTGTACATCGAGGCCAAAGAGCAGTTCAACGTCACGCTAGACAGAAGAGCGACATTGGCTGACCTACAAGACCAGATGGATAGGCTCCGAAAGAACGGAAAACAGCCAGAAAAGGTTTTGCCCGCAAGGATGCCGAAGAAGCTTCGCAATGTCGTGACTGGGAACGTATTTGATTACGACCCTATCTTTGCCAAGAACCCCGATCTGGAAATAGTCGAATGGGAGACGGTGGATGGCGACGACGAAAGTAGTTGATGTACTGGACCGTGCCAGCATCATCCTACAAGACACTGGCAACGTCCGGTATGCAAATGCCGACCTGCTGAAGTTTTTCAACGACGGGCAAAGAGAGGTGGTCATGTTCCGCCCTGATGCTAACGTCGTTCATGCCGCGTTCACTTGCGTGGCTGGTAGCAAGCAAACCCTGCCTAGTGCGGCACTACGCCTCATAGAGGTGGTGCGTAACACGAACGGGCGGGCGGTAACCCAAGTTTCAAAGTTGATGCTCGACAACTCACTGCCGAATTGGCACAGCACCGTCGCTGATCCCGATATCAAAATCGAGCACTTCATTTACGACTCGGGAGATCCGAAGAATTTCTTCGTGTACCCCGCTGGGGAAGCAACCTTCAGCTTGGACATCATTTACAGCAAGTCGCCTGCCGACATCACAATCGCCGACTTTGCGACTGATACACAGACTATTTCCTTGGACGACACCTACGCGAACTGCCTGCTGGATTACATCTTGTATCGCTCCTATCAACTCGACTCTGAGTTTGCGGGCAACCCACAGAGAGCATCAATGCACTACCAAGCATTTGTAGCCGCTATCGGTCAGAAGACTCAGGGTGACGCGGCATCAGATCCTCGACCTGACATTGGAGGCCTTCAGTGAAGTATCTAGACCTAGCAGATCACGTCAGATCTGAAGCGTCAGGCTGTCCTGACTTTGTCATTGAGCGGGCCGTCAGGGACTCTGCGATTGATTTCTGCATCAAGACAGATGTTTACCGCCTTGAGCCTGAAGACATTCAGGTCATAGAGGGCATTGATGAGTATGACCTCTCGATTCCTGCGGGCACAGAACTGAATCACATTATCGATATTTATAGAAACAAGCAGACATTAAAGCCTGTTTCATACACCAGACTTCTTGAGGTGACTGGTGACGGAAGTAGCAAAGGCACTCCTCAGTATTATGCTCAGCGGGATAACACTGTCTTTTATCTTGGTCCCCTTCCGAATAAAAACGAGACGTTAAAAGTTCTTTATTCGGTCAAGCCGAACTCAACCTCGAAAAGCATTCCAGACACTATCGGGAAGGAATATAGAGAGGCCATTGTCCATGGCGCTCTTTATCGTCTTCAGATGATGGCGGATCAGCCTTGGTCGGACATGAACTCCGCCCAATCAAACAAGTCACTGTGCGACACGCATTCCGCGAAGGTAATGAGACAGGTTCGTTACGGGTACGGCGGCGGTGCTTTAACTGTTAAATCGAGGGCGTTTATCTAATGGCTTACTCGGAAACAATCAATCTTGTAGTTGGCGACACTCTTCCAGAGCTTACTGTCACGTTGCGTGACTCAAACAAAGCGGCGACTGGCAAGACCTTAGACGCAGAAGATCCGACAACTTGGGATCCTATCGATCTGTCGGGGGCGACTGTCAGGATGAGAATCCGAAAAGTTGGCACAACTACTGTGGCTTCTACGCTAACGATGATAATCGTTGGTTCCGCATCGGACGGAAAAGCATCAACAAACTTTCCTTCAGGAACCCTGTCAGAGGCCGGTGTGTTTGAGGCGGAAGTTGAGATCGAATACTCCAGTGGTGCGAAGCAGACAGTTCATGACTTGCTGAAGCTCAAAGTCAGGGACGACTTCGACTAATGCTTCGCGCCTCGTTTTCTTTTGCTTCTCTGCGCGTTCAAGCCGAGATCGCGGAGACTTCTTTTGCCTCAAGCATTAGTTTCGTTTCCGCCCAAAGTGACTACGCCGCTCAGAACGCTGAGATTCAGGCAACATTTGCAGAAGTAAAAAGCACCGTTAGTTACACAGCGATACGGCAAGCGTTTAACTATATTGATATTTCTGCCGTTTACGCGTTGCTGGCTGAAAGCCTTAACAGGTACTTGTCAGATTCTCTTTCTATCGCCGAGTCATCTGTGCTCTCCGTTACCAAGGGTGAAGATGACTCGATTGCGGTGACAGAGCTTTCTGCAAAATCCTTGCAGAAGCCATTTAGTGAAAACCTATCAATCTCTGACCAGCTATCGAAGTCACTGGCCTTCTCAAGAAGCTTTTCGGAGTCGGTGTCATTTGCAGACGTTCGCACGATGACGTTTGAGGCAGATCGGACTGAGTCAGTCAGCATTGATGAAGAGCTTTCATCGAGCTTTGAGGCAAACAAGTCTGATCAAGTTTCGACATCAGATGTATTTACTCGCGCCGTTGCGTTTAGTCGATCCCTAGCAGACTCTGCTTCAGTTTCTGAGCAAAGCGTCATTGACTTCATCCACGCTGATCAGGAATCGATTTCGGCATTAGATGATCCTGCAAAAGCGTTCTCAAAATCTTTGACCGATGCCTTCACTCTTGATGATCTGGCAGACATCGGCCAACTGGACAAAACCTCAAGCCTAAACAAGGGCAACGTATTCAGCATGTCTGAAGTGTTGACGATGCGGGCAGAAAAAGCCGTATCGGACACGCTGATCATGCAGGAGGAAATAGCGAAGTCCTTCGCCACTTCCTTCTCCGATGCCACCTCAGTCACAGAATCGATAACGGTGGTTCTGACGTCTGGGACCAACAGTGTATTCAACGATGGCGTATTTAACGCCTTTGCATTTAACGAGTAGGGAGAAACGTAATGTTTCAAGATGGAATGAAATTGAGCGGTAAGCTCACGATATCTATCAACGACGATGTTGTAAAAGAAGTTGATAACTTGGTCGTCACGGCGGGCAAGGGTTTTGTTGCTTCTCGCATGAAGGACACGACTGACGCCGCCATGTCTCACATGGCAGTGGGAACTGGAAGCACTGCCGCCGCCGCAGGGGACACCGCTTTAGGTACTGAATCCGCTCGGGTAGGACTTTCCTCCACATCAGTTTCTTCAAATGTCATCACGTATTCCGCGACGTTTGCGGCTGGCACACCAAGCTCAGCGGCGGCGATCACGGAAGCCGGTCTGTTTAACGCAAGCTCAGGCGGGACGATGCTTTGTAGAACGGTTTTTGACGTTGTGAATAAAGGTACTGCGGACAGTATGACCATAAGCTGGGCCGTGACGGTCAGCTAAATTACTGATTCTACTGGGTTTTTCTGAATGGCTATAAAGTTCAGCAACAACGCTAAGACAACCGTTGCTTCAGCGGTTGGCACGACGGACACAAGCATAAGTGTAGCCGATGCCTCGAACTTCCCTACTCTCGGAGCGGGGGACTATACCTATGCAACGCTTGCTGAGATATCAACCCCAGCCAACCTAGAAATCGTTAAAGTCACTGCAATCAGCGGCAATACACTCACAGTAGTTAGAGCGCAACAGTCCACTACTGCGAGATCGTTTTCGTCTGGAGACGCTTGCGAGCTAAGAGTTACAGCAGGGTTAGTCGAAGAGGCGATTGACGAAAAAGCAGAGATCACAGTATCGGAGACTGCCCCATCTAATCCGTCTGCTGGCTCTCTTTGGTTTGACCCGAGTACAGTCGAAACCTTTATTTATTACTCCGACGGCAATTCAAACCAGTGGGTGCAAACGAACCCCACGTCGGGCGGTGTTATTGGAAGCGGCGGTGGCTCGGGGCAGGGCGTGACTGTCTATGCGACCATCAACGATTTGCCACTGACGGGCGTAACCGAAGGGGCCATGGCTCTAGTCGATGCGACCGACAAGCTCTACATCTACAGTGATACGGGCTGGTATTCGATTGCGATTGTGAACACGTCGCCCACCATTTCTGGTGTTGCTTCTAGCTACACCCTGTCAACTAACGGAAGCGCAACGGTCGTTACAGTTACTGCGACCGACCCAGAAGGATTCCCGCTTACTTATAGCATTGTCAGCGATACGTCTGGAAACACCGCAACGGTCACGCAGGGCACTGGATCAAATACAAACCAGTGGACGATTACGCCGTCTACTAACTCAGCCCATGCGGGGGAGTTTACGCTGGTATTCAGAGCGAGTGACGGCTCTAACATAGCGTCAGCAAGCTCAACCTTCTCGTTAGTATTTAGCCTAGTAAATAGCAAATACACGACAGCCTTGATTACGTCGGTGGGCGCAAACAACGCCGTCAACAATTCCTTCGACGACCTGTCCTCAAACAATTACACCATCACTGCAAACGGAAACGTAACGCAGGGCACGTTCAGCCCTTATCGTCATAGCGGTTACTCTAGTTTTTATCAGGCGACTGTTGCCGAGTATCACTCTTCAACAACGCCCGCTCTTGGAAGTAGCGGGTGGACTATTGAGGGGTGGTTTTATAGAACCGGCGGTGCTGGCTCTGGCATACAGGTGGCAGGTCACATAGGTGCTATCAACTCTAGCACTGGTTGTGCGTGGGGCTTCAACGGCGGCACATATATAGTTTTTAGGGCGGCAGGAACAACTGATAGCTCATTCTCAATTTCTGATGCCACCAACACATGGGTGCATATTGCATTCGTTTATGACGGCACAGACCTAGAGTGTTTTGTAAACGGATCTTCTGTGGGAACCGCAACTCGCTCGCTCAACATTACGGACACAAGCGTTACCGTTGGTTACGGGAATACCAACTTTAGTTACGAGGGGTACATCACTGATCTTCGGTTATCTAGCACCGCAAGATCGATTAGCGAAGCCCCCGACGAAAGACTAAGCGCCGACACAAATACAGAATTCCTGCTGGATCATAGAACGCTTACCGATTCTTCTAGTAATAACGCATCTGTCTCTACTACAGGAACCATAGATCAGGAGCCTTGGTCTCCCTTTGACCACAGCGGGTATACAGCGGCGAGTCATGGCGGATCGATGCACTTTGATGGAAGTGGAGATTACCTTGTTACGGGGGCTGACGCAGATCAATTCGTCAACTCAAGCAACACAGGAACGATTGAGATGTGGCTTCGTCTCGATGCGTTCACAAGCCCGAGAACCACCTTGTGCGGACATTGGACTGGCAGTAGCGGATGGACATTTGATTTAGATACGGCTGGAAGCTTTGTTATAGCAACCAACGGCGTGGTGACCTCGGCGACTTCTACAGGGCTCACTTTAGGTCGATGGCACCACTTCGCTGTTGTTAACACTGGTAGCGCGATAAATGTTTTTGTTGATGGCATTTACAAAAGTACGCAATCAAATCCAAGCGTCGGGTCGGCAAGCTCTTCATCATTGACTGTAGGATCTAGGTCAGATAACTCGCTACCCACAAACGGAATCATTGCTGACTTTAGGTTTGTGGACGGCACTGTGGTCTATGATCGCGGCAGTGCTTCCGTAGGCGATAAAGTGTTTACTCCGCCTACTGCGCCTCTCACGGCAATAACCAATACTGCCCTACTACTTAGGGGCACAGACGCGGCGATCATCGACAAGTCCCAGTCTGTAGAAACGATCGCCTTAAACGGCGACGTAAAGTCGTCTACCGCAGAGTACAAACACCTCACCTCATCAATATATTTCGATGGGACAGGCGACTATTTTGACACCGAGTTTCCGGCCCTTGGAACAGGCGACTTCACAATCGAGTTCTGGATTAACCCATCCACGATCAATAGTAACTACAAAGCGCTGATCGATACTCGATTCAATAACACCAACAATCCTCTTGTATGGATAAAAAATACAAACGTCATTTATTTTTATGCGGGCGCAGACAGGATCAACGGAACGACAACCTTAACAGCCGGAACGTGGTATCACGTCGCTCTGGTTAGAAATTCTGGGACAACAACTTTGTATGTAGATGGATCTAGCGAAGGCACCTACACGGACAGTCTTAATTACACGGAGGATACTGTTCGATTTGGTCAAAGGTATACGAGCACGGCTTATAACTATCACGGATACCTCTCTGATTTCCGAATCACAAAAGGATTAGCTCGCTACACGTCCGCCTTTACTCCGCCATCATCCGCGCTAGAGGGTTAAGAAATGGCCGCATTTGATTTTCCAGCTTCCCCCTCTAATGGAGATACCGTCACTGTTAACGGATTTACGTACTCCTACAACTCCACAAAAACCAGATGGGAAGCCGCCGACTCAATCGAGATTGTTTCTGATACGAGTCCGCAACTGGGCGGCAACTTGGACGTTAATGGGAAAGATATTGTTTCCACGTCCAATGGAGACATAGAGATAGACCCTGACGGGTCTGGCGTTCTGGTTCTCAAGGGGAACTCAACCAAAGGCGCGGGTCAGTTCAAGCTCAACTGCGAGAACAACTCTCACGGCATTGTCATCAAAGGTCCGCCCCATAGTGCGGCGGCGAGCTATACCTTGACGCTGCCAAACGATGACGGCACTGCGAACCAGGTTCTCAGTACGGATGG